ACGTATGGACATCTACCTCCTCCGTTTGGATTTCTCAGTCTTACATTGATGCAACCAGATTATTTATTGATGATGCTACGCTGTATAATAAGAAATGCTTTGCTGGCTTAGACCTTGCCTCTACTCGTGACATCTGCGCACTTGTACTTTGTTTTCCCGTACAAGAAGGATTATCTAAGCCACATATAAAATCTTATTACTTTTGCCCAGAGGACAATGTTAGAGAGCGATCGCTAAGTGATGGTGTACCCTACTTGCAATGGCAGCAAGATGGGCACTTAACCATGACAGATGGCAATGTAACCGATTACGACTTTATAAAAAACAAGGTCATTGAAATAACGGCTAAATATAAAATAGAGTGCATTTGTTTTGACCGATGGAATGCCTCTCAACTTGTTATCCAGTTGACAAACGATGGTGCAACCATGAAGCCATTTGGGCAAGGTTTTATTTCTATGTCTGCACCAACTAAAGAAATAGAAAAGTTGTTTTTATCTAATGAGATTACACATGATGCAAATCCAGTGCTTGAATGGATGATGAGCAATGTTATATTGCGGTTAGATCCTGCTGGCAACATAAAGATAGATAAAGCAAAGAGTACAGAAAAGGTCGATGGAGCGGTAGCAATGGTCATGGCTTACGCACAAATAATGCAAGGAGATAGACCAACGATATATGAGGGGAAAGAAAGAGAAGGAGGATTGTTGATGTTATAAAATGTACCTAATTAAAATAAAAACCTTTTAATTATGGAGAAATTAATGGCAAAGCATGAATATGCTGAACAAGTTAGACAGATTAATTCAACATCCGGATATTTTCATAGGTTTTACGAGTTATCCGGAGAATGTCGTACACATCAAGAGGCATGGATAAGGTTAGAGGAAGAAAGAGACACCTTTGGACTTGATGAAAAATATAAAACCTATGAAAGTTTTCGAAAAGCAAAAAGTAATTATATGGTAATGCGTTTTGTTTAACTTGTTACTTTAACTCCGTTACTTCATACTATTCTGGTTTATATTTGCCGCATGGGAATAATTAACTCCATGCGGTCTTTTTTTTCTAATACTCGCGCAAGTATTGAGAACCCAAGTACACCAATTAACGGTGATACTTTAGGCGCATTGTTTCAAAGAGGATCTGCTGCTGGTGTAGCAGTGGATGAATATTCTATTATAGGTCTTCCTGCATTTTACCGTGCTACTCAAATACTTGGAGGTGTTATTGCATCTTTGCCTTTTGACATTATAGAAAAAGGATTAGATGAAAGTATAAGAATAGCAAAGGAGCATCCTAATTACAAAGTAGTTAGCCGTGAGCCTTCACAGTTTTACACAGCTCACACGTTTTATAAAACAATGGTGCTCCACTATTTGAGCCATGGTGTTTTTTACGCTGCTATCAACAGGAATGCAAATAGCCAAAGGATTACAAGTCTTTTGATACTTGATCCTACGCAAATGGAAAGTTACTATAATACCAGAGGCGAGTTACTATTTAAGAATAAGAAAAATAACAAGAAGTATAGTTCTGATAACATCATTCACATACCTAACCTTTCATGGAATGGTATAGATGGTTTTGTTATGCCGGACCTTCACAGAGATAACTACGGCTTGGCTTTGGCTAATAGAAATTACGGTGCTAACTTTTACAAGAATGGCGCACACTTGAATGGAGTGCTAAAGCATCCTGGCAAGTTAACAAATGAGGCATACGACAGATTAAAATCTTCTTTTAATCGTGCTTTTGGAGGCAGTCAAAATGCTGGAGGTACTGCCATCTTAGAGGAAGGCATGGACTTTCAGAAGGTAGGTCTTAATCCTAATGATGCAGCTTTTAATGAAACTAAGAAAGCTACCATTGCAGACATTGCTCGCATAACAGGTGTGCCAGGTGTTTTATTGGAAGATATGGATAAGGCAACATTTAGCAACATGGAGCAGTTGAGCCAAATGTTTGTTAACTATACCATTATGCCATTATGCGAAACGATAGAGGCAGAATTTAACCGTAAGATATTTTTTGAGGCAGAAAAGTACACTTATTGCACTCGATTTAATCTTGATGGCTTACTTAGAGGAGATGTTGCAGCGAGATCTTCTTATTATACTACTATGCGAAATGTTTTAGCCATGTCACCTAACGAAATTAGGATTAAAGAGAATATGAATCCTTACACTGGTGGAGATAGTTATGAATTGCCTTTAGCTTCTAATATAAAAATAGAACCTACAACCGATGCCGTACAGTAATTATCCTCAATCAGCAACTAATGCCGCAAAGAAAGCATTGCAGCATAAAGAAGATAATGTTAGTCAGTGCGGTACAAGTGTAGGCTGGACAAGGGCAAGGCAGTTATCAAGCAGAGAGGCATTAAGTGAGGATGAGGTTATAAGGACGTATAGTTTTTTAAGTAGAGCCAAGGTATACGACCAAGGCAAGTATTTTGATGAGAACGATAACGAGATATGCGGTTCAATCATGTATGACGCTTGGGGCGGTTCAACGATGCTTCCCTGGGCAGAAAGAACAGCTAATAAAATAATGGACGAAAGGTCAAAAGAAGAAAAAATGGAAAAGAGAAGTATAAATTACGAGTTTAGGGCAATGCCAGAATCTCGCACCATCGTAGGCACTGCTACGGTGTTTAATTCTGCCTATGACATGGGTTGGTATGATGAGGAGATGAGCCAAGATGTATTTACTAACTCGGACATGAGCGATGTAGTAGCATTGTTTAATCATGATGCTAACATGGTTTTGGCAAGGACTAAATCCGGTACCTTAAAATTAAAGGTTACTGGTAATGCTATGGAATATGAATTTGAGGCACCAAACACTACTTTAGGTAATGATCTTTTAGAGATGGTTAAACGTGGTGATGTTTATCAATCATCATTTGCTTTTAGTGTAGAGGCAGAGGATTGGCAAGAAAGAGAGGGAATGAAACCAAAGAGAGTGATTAGAGGCATAAAGAAAGTATATGATGTTTCTCCCGTTACTTATCCGGCTAATCCAGATACAATGGTTGCCAAGCGCAGCTATGAGCAAATAACAGGAAAGGTAGATAAAGATTTACAAAGCGTTATTGACATATCAGTAAAATCTGAAATTAATATACAGAACGAATTACGCAGGAATGCCCTGCACTTATTAAATTTAAAAACAAAATAATGACTGCAAATTAAGAGAAAAGCGGGCTTCCGATTACGCAATAATGGAAGACTTGCAGAAGAGAGCAGCTGGCGAAGGACGTCTTATGAGTGCTGATGAATTGGCACAATGGGATGCAGCAGATGCTAACTTTAAAAATTATACAGACCAAATTTCACGCATTGAAAGATGGAATGACATTAACACAGAGGAGAGAGGTGTTAATGCAGTTGAGCAGACAATTAATAATTTGCCAAGAGATGCAAGGGAGATTGTAAAGTCACCAGAGTATCACACAGCATTTATGAAAGCTCTTGCAAAGCGTGACTTAACAAGCAATGAGCAATCAATGCTTAGAGAGATGCGTGGAACTGCAACGATTACAACTGCTGAAAGTGGATTAGCTGGTGGTTATGTCATTCCTTATCAATTCAGTTATGAGTTGGAGAAGACAATGGCATACTACGGCCCAATGCTACAGGTTAGCCGTATCATCACTACTCCACAGGCAGGTACACTGTACTGGCCAAAAGTAAATGACACTGCTACTGCAGGTTCATGGCATACTGAAGGTGGAGCGGTCACTGTACAGGACATGACCTTTACAAGAGAGACTTTCTCAGCTCACGTTTTAAACACACTTGTAAAAGTGTCTGTTGAATGGGCAAATGATGAGTTTGGTCTATTAAACACAGAGTTACCAATTATGTTAGGTGAGCGTTTAGGTCGTGGCTTAAACACTGCATTTACAACTGGTGATGGTAGTGGTAAACCAACAGGATTCAGAGACGTAGCACCATCTGGTGTTGAATCTGCTTCTACCGGTGCATTTACTGCCGCTAACTTGGTTGAGCTTGTTCACTCTGTTGACATTGCTTACCGTAACTCACCATCTGCTGCATTTATGATGCATGACCAGATATTAAGTGCAGTTAGAAAGTTAAACTTGGACACTAACAACACTACTTTGTTCCAACCATCTCTTAGAGAAGGTACACCAGATAGATTATTAGGTTATAATTTCTTTATAAACAATGATCTTCCATCTGCACAGGCTGCTGATGCAAAGATAATCTTCTTTGGAGATTGGTCTAAGTACATCATTCGCCAGGTTGCTAACAATGTCCTTGTGCCATTGCGTGAAAGGTTTATGGATGAGATGGAGTTAGGATTCTTAATGTACACTCGTTTTGATGGTAAATTAATTCAGACTGCTGCAATTAAGCACTTGAAGAATCTGTAAATAATAGGGGATAGTAAAGGGATGGGTAGTAATATCCATCCCTACTTAAAAATATAAAGATGGCTTGGAAAGTAACAACGGCACCTGCTAAAGAAGTTTGGACATTAAATGAAGTTAAGAATTATCTGAAAGTAGATACTTCTGCCGATGATACTTTGATTACTACTTTATTGCAGTCAGCTCGAGAAGTTGCAGAGCGTTATCTTAATCAAGCGTTAATTACACAAACTATAACAGAGAAGTTAGATAGGCTTAATAACCCTACTATTTATTTATCTGTTTCTCCAGTAATTGCCGTTAGTTTATTTCAATATAACGATGGAGTTAATAGTGTTCAAACTTACAATGCTGCTAATTATGTTGTAGATACTTTTTTAAAGCCTGGAAGATTAGCTTTAGCATACGGTTCTACATGGCCGACATTGTATGGCAATATTAATGATGTAACAATTACATACACGGCAGGATATAGCACAGAGCCATCTGGTGTGCCAATGCAGATAAGACAGGCTGTATTAATGATGATAGCAGATGGTTACGATAATAGAGAAGATTATATAAAGAAATTACCTACGGCATCGGAGTATTTACTTGATCAATATCGCGTACAATTATTCTAATGAGATACAACAAGAAAGAAGAAATAGGAAAGTTAAGAGAAAGAATAATAGTACAGAGTGTTTCTCGTGCTATTGGTACTACTGGTTTTGGAACAGAGACATGGAGTAATTTTGCCGAGGTTTGGGCAATAGTAGATTATAAAGGAGTAAACAAGGAGGAGGTAGAAGGTGGCAAGATAACAGCATTAAGCCAGGTGAGAGTTACCTGTCGAAATAGGACAGACATAAACGAGCAACAAAGAATTATCTGGATGGACAAATACTATCAAATAGAGAATCTCCAGATAAGTGAAGACAATATGTATTTACATTTATTTTGTTCATTTGCTCAAAACTATGTGTAATGTTTATATCACAAGCAAAGTTAAATAGGCTAAAAAGATTAGAAGGCAAGACTAATAAAAAAGGTCAGCCTTTAGCTATATCTAATTTTGCAAATAGTGTTATTGAACTTGACAATATTATGCAGCAAATTACAATAACTAAAAGAAAAGAAATAACAAAAGCAGCAGAGCCTATTGCACTTAATGCTTATAGAAATCTTGTACCAAAATCTTCTATGCCACATAAATTTTATGTAAAAGGTAAAGGTTTGAAGTATAATATAATGCCTGGTAATTTACAACGCTCAATACAAATAGTAAGTGATGTAAAAAACTTTAAATATTTAACTTCTGCTATTGGCCCATTGTATAAAGATGCTGGCAAAGGTGTTACATTAGGAAGTGATAGTAAATCAGATGGTTTTTATGCTCACATG